CTTATCGGAGCTCTCTTCTACGCTGGTGTATTGAATCGGTTCTCCGTAATTCTGCGCAGTCATGAAGCGAGTGATTTCAAGAGCATGATTTTCAACGATATCATTTTTAATGTCCGGACGAACATCCTTCCGTCTATACAATATAGGCTGATCACCGGAAACATAATGGTAAAGGTAATCAATCTCTCTTCGGTTCTGGGAATGTATCGTCAGCGCATTTTCAAGCTCTTCCAATGCCTCTTCCTGCGTCAAAATTTTTGTTCTGCTGGCAATTATCATCTTCCTGCCATATACGCCTTTACAAACCTTGTGGAACGGTTTTTTGTTCATATGCCATAAATTCACGATACACTCACTTCCTTCTGCGGCAAAATAAAACACCAGCAAGATTTCTCAGGCCGGTGTTTATCAAATATTTAAACAATATAATAAATATCAATTTAAAAAACTCACCTGGATTTCTGCAGGGTTGACTACTAATCCAGGCGATCTTGTGTGCGACAACCATAAACGCACTCTTATCACTATAATAATGCCACTGTTATTTATGCTTTTTATGCAACTTTACGATTTTAGATACTTTCGAAGCCTACGAGACACAACTGACTGGTCAAGACGTACTTTATCCGCAATCCATTGTTGACTCTTGCCATCCAGAGTGTATTCGAGTATCATCTTGTCTTCCACATCGTCAATGCCAGCAATCAACTCGTCAACCGCGAGTTTTAACTCAATCAACCGATCTGTATCTGCCTTGATAGAAATTTCCAAGTATCTGCATTTTTCGTTCCACTCTTTCCACCTTTGCTGATCTGACGGATCAGAACCGCTTACAGTGAATCCACGTTGCTCATACGGAAATACAGGATTAGAGCCATATACTTTCCCGACGACGGCGCAAGGTTCATTCTTCATGTACCTATCCAATTTTTTCGCGTTACGCTCAATCAGATCCTCGAGCAAATGGTAATTCATTATGTCTTTTCTCGTTAATTCCATATGTTCTAAAATACCTCCTAAAACGGTCTCTCCATTGCTTCACACGTTGCATACATTTCACCTTCAAGTGCCATGGCCAACTGAGTGAGACCATCTGCCGCATCATCATGTTCATTGTTCCCTATTTGGACTGTCATGTTCAATTCTTCCATAGCGTCAGAATATTCAGCATCCTGTAAATCCGAATCTAAAAAAACAAATTTCTGCTGTATGTAACCTGAATAGGCAATGATTTTCGCCATCTTCTCCATGTTTCCGGGGGCTTTTTTATCAGTGCAGCTGCATTTATATCCCATTTCCTGTAATTTCTCATCGACATATTTTCGATACATATCCCCGCCGTTGTTACCTTCGAATTGAATCTGCCTAATCTTTTCGCCCATGATCTTTCCTGTAACAATTGGCAATGTTACTTCTTTCTTGCCCTTGTTAAAAATCCAAGACGGTATATACACATCTCCATTCTCATATTCATATCCTATTGGCATTGATAAGCTATCTCCACCGCCCCACGCAATATCGCAAGCAGATACGACGCGATGATCTCCATCCGGTAGCACTCCGTTATAGTAACGTAGTGAATCTGCCGGGAATAATAATCCTTCTCTCACGAATGGCCTTTGCATGAATTTCGCTTCCCACTCATTTTTATCAAGCTTCTTTTTCATGTCCTGATAGTATCGAGTTGAAAAACCTTTTATTGGATAATCAAAATTTGACTCTCCTTTTTCATTCAGTGCAGGAATTTTACGGAACCGGTAACGCGGATCATTTTTATATTCTTTCTCCACCCGTCCGAGTGGATCCATTACGTTCCATCGGGTTCCTACCATCAACTCCTTTGAGCCATCATTCTTACGGTCAACGAGAATATTAAGATAATCTTGATATCTGCCCTCTAATCGCTTCAAACTTAAAGACTCTTTACGGTCGCGCACCAAGTCGTCCACGTACAGATATCCATCCGCGCTTATATCTACAGCACCTGTCCATGTTCCATCTATACCACGACACGTTACTGTAGCAAAACTTTCAACTGGATCAAAAAACAGTTCATTTTTTTCAGCTGATTGCTTCTCAATTTTTACACCCGGGAAAATCTCACGGAATGTATACTCTTCATTTTTTGTCAGTTTGATGATATCGTTGTAAAATCTGTCAGCAAGAATACCACTATGACCGCTCATAGCGTTGTGGCTTGCAGGATGCCTACCAATTATCCATGCATAGAAAAATATACAAATAGTTGACTTGCCAACTCGCGGCGGCATCGATAAACCGTAAAACTCAATCACACCATCTTCCAAATCCTGCAAATCATCTACTACAATTTTGAGAGGTTTTCTTCTCGGAAGATAGAATCTTTTCTTCGGAGCACGATTCTTCTCCATGTACAGCAGGAATGACTCGAATCTATGTGGTGCTTCAAAAAGTAATGCCTGCCAGTATAAATCATCGAATCTAACATCTTTCTTTGCAAAAACAAGCTTTCTGGCATATTCTTTTACGAATCCGGATATTTTTAGGCAATAATCGATATTAGACTTGTCGTCTTCATAGATATTCAGGCAGACTTGAAATAGATTGTATAAATTTTCATATTCTTTGAGATCGGTTCTTTTGATCGCCTTTATGATAATTTTGTACTTTTCTGAAACTATGTCAATTCACCCCTCTTAATCAAAACTGGCATAACAGGAATCGAACCTGTGACTTAAATGCTGGAACCACGACAACATTTATGTTCTACCACTGAACTATACGCCATTGTCACTTGCTGTATGGAGTGGCCGGCACAAGCCACGCCATACAACTGTTCTTCACCATTACGGGGGGATTATCGCTACATATTGGGGGACTGTAGCGAAGTCAGCTCCGGGAGTTGGACCCGGATATTCCCACAACTGACCTGCCAGCATTTCATCTGACACTGCACGGGTTCTCATGTGCCATGCCTCCGTAAAGACATGCCCTTTTCAATTAAGGTTCACTTTATGCCCATAACTTGACGCGTAGAAAGGCAAAGACGCGTCAAAGGAACTGGTGGACTTGAACCACCGACAAAACCGTAGCCATCGCCGACGTTGCTCTCCCAGCTGAGCTAAGTTCCTTTTATTCACCGCATGCCATACCGCATGTAATAGACCGCTAAGCAGTCTAACAGCATAGCATGAAGCACATTTTTGTTTGGCAGAACCATGCTACATCAATTTCGATGAAAGCTCGTTCACTTACTGGCTACTAAGAAGATTTTCAGCTATTCCCGATATCATCAATTCCATTGGCTCGGATTATTACACCAGAAATTGATAAATGCCTGCTATCTTCACACTAAACTTTCAGCCACCAATACAGCCCCAAGGAATCGAACCTTGCATCTCTGACCACGTATCTTTATACGTATGAGCGTTTCTCCATTGAAACCTGTGCTGTACACGACACCTATACGCCTGTCCAAGCGGGTTACCCAATATCTGACATTCATCTGCCTGTGCGACCACGTACCAGCTTTGAATATTGAGTTCAGCTGCAATACGCACCGCTCATCAGCCTGCACGTATTGTTTTTACCAACACGCCGTTGCCACGTATGAGGCATGATACATATCGACTTACGTCTATGCGGTTATTTAAGAATCGTTTCGTCTTACCGCCAATATACACGCCGTTCTTTTTTTAACGTCCTCAAGCAGTAGTTGGACGATATTCTATGCAATCAAAATCATTGCAATATTCAAAACAAATATGACTGACGCTGTAATTTGTGATACGCCTCTAAACTTGCTTTCTTTCATGTTGCGCCTAACACCGCACAGCAACGCAACAGCAAATACAAGATCAACCGCTATCATCATTCCTTTGAGTATGTCCATCTCTATTCCTCCCCTATAATCCGTCTCAAAATATGTTCTGCTGCGTCCGGCAAATCACTTTCTTCTGGGAGATCTCTCAGTGCAGATTCAATACTTGCTTTAAATCCTTTGTATAAATCACGATGTGTCTCAAGCTCTTTTTTAATGACAATAACAGCTTTCTCTACTGTCCCAATCTCTCCGCTGTCGACTCTAGCATTGCTCATAGTAATCTCCATCTCCTTTTTCGCGGTCGGTCAATTCCCACACATCAGCAACAGCTCCTTGCACAACGCTTACGTCCAACGATTTTCCAGATATCGTATCGTTCAATTCCTGTGCACTTACTGATTTTCATTTCTGCTCTCAAGATATTGCGATTATCCGAGTATCTAGCAGTCACCTTGTTTATACTGAATCCAACCTTACATGCAACGTTTTTGATAGCATCAAATGCTTTACTGAGCAATTCCGCTATCCTGTTCATGATACGTGCACACGCATCGCACATTTCGTCTATACACTTTCTCTGACTCTCAGTGAGTTCATATGTCACGTCACTTCACCTCGCAAGACTCTTTTTTGTATTTTTGATTTTCTGAAATTGCAAATTCTATCATTCCATATTCCACATTATCAGCATGCATATCAACCAGAATTAGCTTGTCAGCTGTCATATCATTAACTTCCAGATTATCTGTCATATAGCCAAACTCCTCATGAATGGATGAACCATGTTGTTGCTGATTGAGTAATCATGAATATCATACAAGCCTTTTTTATTATTTCGTTGCTTGAGGGGGGTGAGTGGACACCCCGGGGATCATCCCGACCAGACCCCCACCCGGGGTACTAAAAAGCGCCCTGAAATTTTCGCCAGGATCCGCAAGCGATCTATACGACAAATAAGTGTTTGTAATACAGATGCTACAGCGCACTATATATTGTGTGTGTCTGTGCATATGCCACAATATATAGTTGTCTGTAATGCCTGCATCGCTTCCTACACTCTCTGTGTTTGAAATTATCTGACAATTAATCGAATTGTGTCTAAACTACTTGCTTTCAATGGCTCTTTTATCGGCGAAATTCAAGCCGTAATCTGCAGCTATTTCATCAAGGCTCTTCACTTTGCCATTAATCAGGGTAGGATTTTGAGCCGGTGCTGTCTCCTGCCATCCATTGCGAGCTTTCAAAATGAACATAGCTCCCGGATTTCCTGTACTGGCTTCGTCCTGTAAACTGGACTCGCTTTCATTGCTGAATTTTTTCATGACGTCGGCGCGCGTCATATTCAATTCCGGGTCATAGTCTCCTCTTCTTCTTTCTCCATTAATCCATGTGTAGAAAGTATCGCGGTTTATACTGATCAATATACAATACCTTTCTATAGTTACAATTTGTTTGTATCTATAACACAGATTTGTATATACTTCCCAATATTTAACCAATTCTTTCAAACTGTCTTTATTAACATTAATACGCCTTGCTATATACTTTATAAGACCTGCAAAGCATTGCTTATTATATATGTCTTTCGGATCTATAAGAGAGTCTATATATTCATCTGCATATAGATCAACCGTACTTTGATATACTTCTATTCCCTGATCCGTATTGACTGTATTACCTTGCATGCTATATATACACCCTCTTTCATATGATCTTTAGATTGTATTAATATTGCGGACATTCTT